ACAAGATCCCGCCAGAATCATAGGCGAGGTCAAATCCAACCAAGGTCGTCTGCGCCCTAGAAGTTCCGCGCAAGGCCACTGCGACGTTAGACCCCATGCCAGCGCCGCCGCTATACGCACCAGCCGTCGCTGCTCCTGCTCCCCAGGTTGCGGACCCCCATAGGCCCGTTCCCCAAACCGATCCAATCTGAGCCGCTGTCCCGGGACTTCCAGCCTCACTCATGTTGAAGTCATACCGCGCTTCCGCTCTCCAGGCCGGCACGGTTCCGGTCGTGATAAACCATGGCTTGATGACGTGAAGCCGCTTCCGCCTGGCGGACCCTAGATTTTGGAAGCTCGTAACCGTTGACCACTCAATGTCAGTGGCACTAGCCGTGGAACCTCCCCGCAAGATGTTGTCTACATTGCCTTCGTTCACCATCACCTTGCCTGCCGCTGTTCCGTAATAGAGTGCCCCGTTCCACGTCTCGGCGCATTGCATATCCAGACCCTGCCAGATTGACCAACCCTTGGTGCTCGTCCCCATGAAAAGTTGGTCATACTCCCCGGCCGAAACCGGGGTCAGGATGATAAGGCCCTTCGCTGTCGGATGGATGCGCAGATCCCAGCCGACGACGCCTCCGAGGCTCTGGATGTACGAGTTGAAGATGGGCGTGATCTTCCGCGTGGCGTAGATATTCGGGTCTCTGATCAGGACACCGGCCACAAGCTGGGACAGCGGAATAACGCCCAAGTTGGTGAGGAGGAGAAGATCGCCACCGTAGTCCGTGGCGATGCGCCGTGTAGCAGTCGGGATGCCACCTGCGTACCAAATGCCCCGAAGCGCGAAGGTGTTGATGCTCGACGGATCGGTACCTTGGTAGATGACGATATCCCCACCTCGGGACAGGACGACCAAGTAATCGTCGGCCCCGGCGCCACCGTCCATGGTCCAATTCCACAATCCAACGGTGTCGCCGCCATACTTGAACTTCTGGCCCATGTAGAACGGACTGGCGGCGCCCGAGAGTGCTCCAATCGGGAGATACCACGCTGTAGAGGTATTCTTCTCGACAAACCAAAGGCGATTCTTCCAGCCCATGACGAACGGAAGATTGGCCGCCGTTACGCCGGTCACGCCGCCTAGCGCCCAAGTGTCGGTGCTTTCGGTGTACGTCAACATCCCGTTGGTTTCGTCACAGTAGATGAGGAAGTGTGCCCCGGCCGTGTTGACGAACGAGGTAGCCTTTCCATATCCGGTGGTCGAGTTGGAAGTAACGAAGGTATATTTGCTCGTCGGGGTGCCGGTGCTTGTCGTGCAGTCCCAGATATCCGTTCCCGTGCAAGCAAACAGTCGGTCCTTGCTCCCGTCTGCCGCAGAACCCTTGAAACTCAGGATGGACCTGACCCCTCCTGTCCCGGTGCATCCCGTAACCCATTCCTCATAGCCGGGTCTCACTTCAAGCCCGGAAGTTCCAGGCGCGAAGTTGAACAGGACGTTGCAGTCAAGAGGGGACATGCCCGACGCCGGATCTACGGCATTCAGGCCACCGATCGGGCTTGGCATATGGATGGATGAGGTTGTCTGCGGAGCGATCTTCCGCTTTGACCGCCGCCTGACCTGGAAACCTTCCATCTAGGGAATCCCAAATCCGGTGAGAGGCACGTTCGGATCGCCAAGCGTAGGCGTGGCCTGCGGCGGAGCCATGTTCACGACGCGAGGCATAACGTCATCATTCTTGGCCGCTTCGAGGGTGTCGTCATAGTGCATCTGCGCTGCCGTCGAGTCGAACCCCTTAGCCTGTAGGAATCGGAGGCGGATGCCAGCCACCAAGAGTGCCGGATCGAACCAGCAGATATCCGTTAGGGTGGCGGGCGCGTCGGTGGTTGGAGCTGTTCCACCAGCCGCACAGGTCCACCAAGAAGACAGGTATTCATAGGCGATGGTGTCACCGCCCACGACCCCAGTAGTCGGCGGGTACAGGTGAATCTGACCCTGCTTGCGACGTAGGACAGACCGATATGTCGTGCCGCTACTGCGAGCGACCAAGAGTTGCCATTCCTGTGGCGTTACGGGTCCAGCCCACGGGAACATGCTCGTTCGGTTCCAGCCGGTCGAATCAATCAGACGCGCGAAATCGTCCGGCAGAGCGTAGGCACTCTGATTCGTTACGGTCGTGATCGTCGCTTCCTTGGTCAATTCGGTCCACGGAAACTCCGTGCACAGGTCGCGCCCAAGGTACTTGAGGAATGTTCTAAGTTGGATGAACGCCTGGTCGCTCGATGAGTATGGATCGGCAACGCTCGTGAGGCCGCAGAGCACGGCTGCGTCATTCACGATGTTCCCGGCATTGTCGAATGCCATGCGTTATGTCCCATTCTTCGAGGCCCGAGCCGCGATATCCGCCTTGGATGGACGGCCGCGCTTCTTTTTGGGAGCAACTTCGGCGGTCGTGGAAGTGGCCAGAACCGGCTGCGCCTTGGTCGTTGTCACGGACTTGGCCACTCTCGCCGCCACCGTAGGAGAAGGCACCTCAACAACTCGGATTCCGTCCTTGTTCAGACTCGCCTGGAGGATCTTCATGAGGTCTTCAAGCGCCTGAATCCGGGCATCGCGCTCTGACAGTTCCTCACGGAGCTTGGAGAGAGTCGCCCCGCTCTGAGCGGCGGCAAGCCAGTCCTTGGCCTTCTGCTTCAACGTCTGCCAGCCGGGACCCATGCGCTGGACCATGCCATCGCCCGCGCCTGCCAGTTGCTCGACCGAATGAAGGCCCATGTATCGGGCTTCCTCGGTCTGCGCCCGACTCATCACGGGCCACGCCGTGAGTGGCGTACCCGTCACGAGTTCCTGATTCTGGTTCTGCCGGAAAGCAAGATACTGCTTGGGAAAACGCAGCTTGTGCTCCTGCTTGACCTGATAGCGTCGGATGTCGGGGTCCCCTGGGATTCGGATCTCGACCATCTCCGTGTCGTCATAGATTGGCCGGCCTGCTTCCTTGGTCTTCGCCTCATTCTTCATGGGCTCGACCAGAAAACGGACGGCTAGGTTGCGGTCTTCAGGCGAGCTGCCCTGTTCCGCGAATCCTGCCAGTTGCATCATTTCCGCATCTGCTTCTGGGCGCATCTGCGTATCCTCCTGGGTTGTCTGGGTTTGAAGTGGGGGGGCCCTGGAACCCAGAACCAAGGCCCTCCCGGTGGGCCCACTTTGCTGCTTAGTTGCTAGCCGTCACCCCGATGACGAACGGGCGGTTGATCTGCATGGTGATGCTTGCCGAAGCCGACGACGTGAACGAGTTGGGGAGGATGAGGCCCTGAATGCGGCTCCCAAGGGCCGTAACCGTCCCAAACTGGCCAGCCGTCGAGCCGAGACAGACCCGGATGCCAGCCGCACCAGAGGTGTTGGTCATGCGGACGTAGTCCGCGACTCCCACCACCTGGACCCAACCCCAAACGTTGGTGGCCGTCATCGCCCCGGCCGCCAGACCAATCGGGTAGAACGATGCGCTATTGGCTGAATCCAACAGCACCGCCGAGTTGTTGATCAAATGCACCAACTGACCAACGCTCGCCACGTTCGATCCCTGGGCCATGACGAAGACACCAGCCCCGACGTTGGCGCTTCCCGTCTGCTTATCCTGCGCCCGAACCTCGTAACCGAAAGGCACGGGTGGATAGACGCCTGCAGAGGTTGCCCAGGTCCCGGTATTTGACGCCGGCATCCCAGCCCCTACGACAGGGTCCGCAATCACATAGTTAGACATTGTTTGTTCCTTTCTTGCCTGTCGTTAGGCGACGGTGGTGGCCACTGTCTTGCCCTGGAACTGCGCGCCGGAGCAGGTGAGGTTGCCCATGAAGCCAAGGATCTGCACCTCGGCGTCCTGGTTGACGGAATACCGCTTGTTCGGGGAGAGACTGACGAAGTTCCGGTCAGTATGCGGCCGGAAGAACAGATACTTGGTGTTCAGCATGTAGCAAACCGCGTCATCGGCCGGACTCACCACACCATAGGTGTTGGCGAAGCCGCCGATCCCGCCGTCGAGGACCACATCGGCGCTCATATACTTGAGCGTCGGGAAGCCGAGTTCCGCGGTGGTGGGCTCCGTGAAACGCTGGTTCGCCTGGAGGGCGGCGACGTAGTTGCCCCACCAGATGTTGTCCAGGATGACGAGATCCGGCCGCTCATTGCCGCGAACCTGAGTTGCATACTGCGTGTTCATGACGGCCAGGGTTGTCGCAGCGGTGTTGATCGTGGCGGTAATGGAAACCACAGAGGCCCGCCAAAATGCGAAGTTGGTCCGATTGATCCCGCCGTAGGTATCCGTCTGCGATGCCGTCACGGTGGACGGAATCGTTGCCAGAAGGCCGGTGAGCTGCTTCCCCCCGGTCCCGGTGCCGTCCGAATAGATGCCCTGGGCGATACCGTTGGCCATGGTCGCTTCCGCGGCCTCGATTCGGGACTCAACAAGGTCGATAATCCGCTCCTTGCCCGAGTTCTGTCCCAACTCCAGACCGCTCACGATCACGGGAACTGCATACTGCTTCCACTGGAACTGAGCCGCCGAGATCACATCGGCGGCCTGCACCGGCAGCGGGTCATAACCGCTATACCACCCGCCGTTGGCGTTCTCCTGGAAGGTGAGTTCCTGGAGGATGGTGACGCCACCGGAGGCCGTCTTGACGCGGCCCCGCTGGCGCAGCCGCGCAAGGAGGGCATTCGACTTGGTAACGTTGTCTGCGGTCTCGCCCGAACGGGAATCGATCCCGGTAGCGATCAGATCACTGATCGCGCTATTGGCAAAAGGCATTGTGCACTCCTGATGAGTTAGCGCGAGGCTACTTGCGCGTGGACGGGCCTATCCCGTTCGCCACGCCCTGCCTCCAGGGCTTATCTCGTCAGTGAGTGGGCCTTTAAGCCGGCTCTCACCTGATGCCTAGCTCGTCTGCCTTCTCGTCTAGTACCGCTCGCAATCCCTTGGGCTGGGCCGAACCTGCAGCTGCCGGCTGGGACCTGACACTTGATGCAGCGGTGCGCGCTCTCTGTGTAGCCGCTTGCTGGCCACTGACCGATTGCGCTGCCGCTCTCTGTTCCAACACCTTCCTGATCTCCTGGTGACTAGCGACGGCCAAATCATATGCTTCCTGGTAGTTTAGGGCAATACCGTCCTCGTCATTGGCTTCCAGGATGCGCGCCATCCGCTGCCGAACTCCGGGATGATTATAAAACTCCGGCGCATTCTCCTCGAACTTCTCCAGCTCCGTCTGCGCTCTTTGCGAAAGCATCTTCTCCTGAAGTCCCTGCAACCTCTGCTCAAACATGGAGTCAAACTCTTCGCGGCGGATGCCCTGAGGCTGCTGCATCTGCGGTCCCGGCTGACCATTGAGATACGCCGCTACCTTCTCCACAAACTGCGGCCCGAATCTACCAACGCCAAAGTTCGTGATGATGCTCGCCGCTACGGAAGCGACCTGTTCCGGGTTCCCCATCTGCAACTGGGCCATCGTCTGCCAAAGCTGGGCCGTGGAAGCGACCGGATCGCCGCCTACCGTTGCAATCAGAGGCTTGAACGGCTCGATACTCTGCTGAAACCGTTCCCAGGATTTCCGAGCCTCAGTAGACTGCTGGAGGGTCTGATTGATCTCCTTCTCCCGGCGCAGGATGGCCTGCTGTGCCTCAGTCGGGACCTTGGACCATGACTCCCGTTCGAGGGTTTTCCAGGACTGCGGAGCCTTCAAGTCAGACAAAACAGGGGCAGCGACCGGGGCAGGAGGGGAGGGAACCGCCCCGGCCGCTGGCACCTGGCCCAAAGAGGGAGCCGCCTTGGCAGGCTTTGCGCCGGGCGCCTCGGCCGGCGCTGGCTTCCCCTCCTGGGACTTTCCGATGATCGGCTTGAATCGTCCCTTTTCGTCGCGTTCTGCGCCGCCCGTTGTATCGGCAATGACTGCTGGGATCACCTCGGCGGGAGGTTCTACCGGGGCTGGTACTGGCGCGGACTCGGGAACGCTATCCGAAGCCTTGTCGAGCTCGTCATATCCCTTTTCGAGTGCTTCTCTAAGACCGGGCATCTGGGTTTCCCTTCATCGCTGGAACTTCTCCCACCAAGCGCGTTCTAGAACCTCGCGCCTCGACTTGGAAGGAAGCCGATTGTTCTCCCTCAGATCCTTCCGCTGCTGCTCTGCCTTCGCCCACGTTTCCTTGTAGTCGTCCATCGTGGTGAGGCCCTTCTCCCGCATGAACGCCCTATGCTTGCGACGGCTCCCCAAGTCCTCACCCTCTGGGCCCTTGGTTCCCTCGTAAAACCTATCGACCATGATCGGTGCATTCTTGGCGTGTGGGTCAGGTTCCCAGCCGAGATCATTCGCGTTCACGAAGCCGCGTTCGTTGGCCCTGGGGTGTCCCGGACGATATACGTACCTCATGGCATCCTCGGTGGCATGGGCGACGGTTTCGTTGCCTGCACCGCGATCTCATTCTGCATCTTCTGCCGGTCGAGCATCGCCTGCGCCGCCATCTTCTGCATGTCGAATTGATGCTGCGTAGCCGATTGCCTCATGTCCATCTGTGCCTTGCCCATTTCAGCCTTGGCCTTGACTTGAACGGCCTCCATCCTCGGATCAGGCGGGGGCGGCGGCTTTGGTGCCTGGACCGCCTGCTGTGCAGCCGCAATCGCCCGATCAAGCACGCCCTCAATGGTCGAAGCACCCCGGAACTTGGCCATCGTCCACTTGAGGATTTCTAGCAGGAACGGCACAGACTGTGGCATCTGCTGGGCCGCCGGAACCATCTGCTGCAAGAACCCCGATAGTGCTCCGAGGAATTCCACCCCTTCCTGCTTTAGGGTCGCCATGTCCGGCAACGACATGGAATCTGGCCTGACCTGAATCCGGTACTGCCAGAACTCGGACTTGATGAGTTCTACGGCCCTCGGAGCTAACTCAGCGTCAGCCGTCCTCAGAATATTGGACCGGCTGATGATGGTCTGGGGCTCGAATAGCTTTGAGATGATCTCAGAACGCATCTTCTGTAGGTCCGTTGCGAACCGTGCCAGCTCGTCCTGGGAAGTCTGTAGCCGGGTGGACGCGAATCCGGCCTTGAGCCGCTGTTCCGTCGCGGTCGCCGTCCCCGTCGCCTGTCCCCGAACGATGTCGCTAAATCCCGTGACCTGATACAGAAGCGCGATCTTTTCTTGCCGCTTGTCGCTCAAAAGGGCGATGGCTTGGGCGATGTTTCCGATGGGGATGAGTTCCATCGAGCCCTTGAGGCCGCCCTTCTCAGAGAAGGTAGCCCAATTGGCAACAGGAACCGTCTGCCCCTCGAAGGCTTCCTCCCAGATTCGGACGATCTCGGGCGTCGCAGCGTTGTGGACGCCTGCCACCTTCGCCATCTTCTCCAACTGAACGATCCGGTTCGTAAGGTCGTCAATCTCGTTGTAGAGGTCTTGGGCGATCACGAAATCCGGCTTCGGCATGAAGGTGGTTGTCGTGGTGTTGGTGACGAGCGGCCGAGGGCACGGGAAGAATGCCTCCAGCCCGAGCGGGTCGTCCTTCACGTCGAGGATTCGATCCATTCCTTCATTCAGCCAGTAGACCTTGCGGTCCTCCTTGCACCAGATTTCCCACACGTCGGCCCGCAACCAAGCGTCCTGCACGTCCTTCTTGACTTCCCCTTCCGTGATTCGGCGTGACGACATGGGGACGAGCTTGCCCAGGTCATCGCCAAACCTGGCCTTGAGTTCGTCTCGGGTCATCTCTGCCCGGAAACCGACCCACCGTGTCTCATGCCACGTTCGACATGGAGACCAGCGGAAGTCCCGCCAGTGGACGTAATCGGTTTCCACGTCCTCGAACGTCTTTTGCTCGTGTTCTGCGACGGCGGGCGCGGTTTCGATCTGGCCTTGGCCTTGGCAGTCAGGGCATACCGTGGTGGGTTCCACCATCGATATGGGTTGCGTTTTGCCGCTTCCCTTACACATCGGGCATGGTCCCGTCTGTGCCGGCACCTCGGGAACGGTCTCAAACTCTGCCACATACCGCACCCGCGCCTGCCCGAGACCCGGGATCTTCCAGTCCTGCAAGGCATACCGTAGAGCCGCCTGGAACCCGTCATCCTCCCGTTCAATGTCCGTGTTGAGGAGCCGTTCCAGCATCTCGCCACCGACGCGGGCCGCATCATCGTCTGCATCGTTGAACCGCCGGTCCACGTCCACCTGTGGAAGCTTGGCATACAGGATCGCCAACTCCGTAACGGCCGACGAATGAAACAGGTTCAACTGAGACTTGCTATCCCAGCCTTCCTTTTCGCCCAGATACCGCTTGTTGACCTTGGTTCCTTGGTCAATCCACTTCCGCTGGTTCTTCTTGGCGGCCTCCAGCTCGACCTTCCATCGCTGGGCTAGGCCCTGCGGGGTGTCCTTGAAGTCGGCTTTTGACTCGATGCTCGGATAACTTTGGTCGGCCATCTAGATCCGCCT